CTGGTTCCGGTTCTGGCTCAACCAGTCCAACGCCGCCTACAAGTTTTTGTCAGGATAATCCTAGTCTTACCATTTGCCAGAATAGCTCCGCGAATGTCCCGGATTGTGCCCAAGCTGCTGTTACTTGTTCTGGTGATGCTATCCAGTGCGCTCTTTTGCAGCAAGCGCATACTGATTTTTGTGCCACCGAAGACGGTACTTCTGCTGATTACAAGTTGGGCGACAAAATGATTTCGGGCAATGATCCGCTTGCCGGCACTTTCCCGAATGCTGCTGGTGCTGAGACTAAGGATTTGTCAGGCGTTGCCAATCAATTTAATACTAATGGCTTCCTTGGTGGCGGTAGTTGTTTTCCCGATTTGAATTTCTCGGTTATGGGGCAGAGTGTTTCGTTCTCATTTGCTTCCGTTTGTAGTTCGCTCTCCGCTCTTCGGTATGTAACAATGGTTATCTCTGGTCTTGTCGCTTTTTCTATGGTTTCTCGTACCGTTTTGGGGGTCTGAAATGTGGGTCTGGTTAGCTCGAATTTTATTAGGTGCCTTAGCTGCTGCGTTACCTTCTCTAATTGGTCGCATTTTGTTAGCGTTGGGCATAGGTTACACGACTTATACCGGCCTGAATGCTGGCACTGACTATCTTTATCAACATATCCAAAATTCGTTTTCGGGTATGCCTGCTGCTATTGTCGGCTTTCTTGCTTTTTGCTGGATCGATAAAGGTATTTCTTTGGTCGCCTCTGCGTTTACTGTTTCTCTGGCTATTAAGACATTACAGACTTTGAGCGTCACTAAAATGGTCTTGAAAAAACCTTCTTGAGGCTTCGATGATAAATCTAATTACTGGTTTACCCGGTGCGTGCAAGACTCTTTTTACAATTGCTTATGTCCGCGATTTGTCTAAGCGTGACAATCGGCCTGTTTTTTATTCTGGTATCCCGCAATTGGACGCTGCTGCGCTTGGCTGGACTGAGATTGATGCCGAAAAGTGGTTCACTGCTCCACCGGGTTCTATCGTCATTATTGATGAGTGTCAGCGTGTGTTCCGACCTCGCTCAATCTCTAAGGATGTTCCTGAGTTTGTCTCTAAGCTCGAGACTCATCGTCATGACGGTATTGACCTTTTTTTGATAACCCAGCATCCGATGCTTGCTGATTCGGCTATCAGGCGTTTAACTGGGAATCATCGCCATATCGTTCGCCGCTTCGGTATGGAGTCGTCGACTATTCATCAGTGGGACGTTGTTAAAGACCAGCCGGAAAAACCAGCAACCAGGCTGGATTCAAATAAGACTGTTTGGTCATTTGACAAGTCTGTGTACGGTCTTTATAAATCTGCTGAGGTTCACACCGTCAAACGTTCTATTCCTAAGCGTTTATTTCTGGTGTTTATGATTCCCGTTGCTTTGGTGATTGCCGGATGGTATGTCTATCATTTTCAGCATGTGCAGTCTCATCCTGAATTAAAAACAAATCCGGTTAATTCGTCCGGGTCCGCACTTGGCTCTCAGCCCTCTAATTTGGAAAAGTTTGATTACAAAAATGCGGTTGATGACGCAAAGGAATTTGTTTATAAAGAGACTCCTCGAGTCGCTGATTTTCCCCATACCGCACCTAAGTACGACAAGCTCACTGAGGCCACTGTCGCCCCTTTTCCTGTTGGGTGCGTTAAAACTGAGCATTCCTGTTCGTGCTTCTCACAGCAAGCTACACCAGTTAAAACAAGTCAAGCTACTTGCGAGCGTATTGTCGATCAAGGCATTTTTGAGGATTTCGATGTAAACGGGAAAGAGCGTCTTGCCGATAGTACCGCTTCGCAATTTGACCAGCCCCCAGTGCCTTCCCTGCCTGAAAAGATTCAAGATCAAACCGTTTTATCAACTGTATCTGTTTCTGACGCTTCGCCAGTTGTTGACTCTACTCGTCCCCCCGTCCGGCTCGTCCCTATTAAACGTAGGTGACTCGTGAAAAATTTTTTTTTAAGTTATCTGAAGCTTTTTCTTGTTTTAATCGCTCTCTGGCTTGTTTTTTTTGCTCTGTCGCATAGTTTTCCTTTTTTTCTTCGCTCTATAGTCGTTACTTCTTATGGTTGGCCCGATCAGTTTCAGCATGTTTACGGTACGTTTGATGTGTTGAATTGTTTAATTGTCGGTGCGTTTTTTTCGTATCCTTTTTTGCATTCTCAATTTCACTTCGAATTTCGGTCTGCGTTTTCGTTTCCGTTTTTGTTAATTTGTTTTTCTGCTCCTTTCTTGATTGATTTCTTTATTTCTGTTTTTGGTATTCCTTAAGTCTTAAGCTGTCCCGTAGGGTCCGTGTCCCGTTTAAATTCGATAGTGAGTGATACCTCAGCCAGCTTTAGTACTGCGCTCGTTGAGGCCGCTAACCGGCGCGCTAAGGGATCGGAAAGCGGTTGATGCCGTGTTGGCTTTTATCTGCTCGGTCTTTGTCAAGCCTTTGGATTGTTAAAGACAGAATTTGTTCTTGTTTTTGGCAGTTCAAGCTCGCTGACGCCGCCAGCGTCTTGACGCAAGGCGGCAGCGAGCGAAGCGAGCTGCCTAGATTTATATCTAGTACACTTGAGGAACAAGAAGCGATAAAAAAGCGGTTTTCATAGGAGAACTGGTTTTTTAAAAATAGATTTTGATTTAACTTTGTATTTATTTAGGCAATAAAAAACCGCGGCAACCCTGACCGGTCCCGCGGCTCACTCCCAATTAACTATTCACGGTAGCTAAATGATTAAATCTACTTTATCTGAAAACCTCATTAAACAACAGAAATTTCAATTTTTGCTTGACAATATACAAGCTGAGAACCAAAAGAATTTTGATTCTGCGTTAAATTTACAACGTGCTGAGCGTCAAGCCTTTGAGATGACTGGTTTTAGCGAGACTAATCCGCACGGCGCTATGACTTGGAAGCGCGTTACTATTCGGAATTTTCCCGGTGGTGATGAGGTTCATATTGATGAGAACTATCAGACTTGGTCTGAACCTGATTTGAATGTTTCTCAGCGTGAAAAAACTAAGCGTGGGGAGGGTGATCGTGAAAGAAACATTGAGTTCTCAGCGCGTCGCGCAAAAACACAGGTTCGGCGGCGTTGTAAGGTCATTCAGGCTGACTGTATGCTCACATTGACTTATCGTGAGTGTGTAACTGACGAAAAACGTGTTCAGTCTGATTTGAAGGCGCTTGTTAAGCGTTTTCGTGCTATGGGTTCGTTTGAGTATGTCGCGGTTCTGGAAACTCAAAAGCGTGGTGCTTTGCATGTCCATTTAGCTTGCCAGCAATTCCCGGCGTATATGCGCAATGAGCAGGGCGTTAGGGTTAAGAGTTATAACTTAATTCGTTCTATGTGGCGGCGTATTGTTGGTGCCGATAATGGTAATGTGGATTTGACGCGTCCGCGTGGCCGTAATAGTGCGCATCGCATTGCTTCGTATATTGCTAAATATGTTTCAAAGTCGATTAGTGACGCTAAATTTAATGCTAAATCTTACTGGTCTAGCGCTGGTATAGTTATGCCTCGTCCTGTTGTCATGGTGTTTAGCTCTGAACAAACCACTTGGGACATAATCAGTCTTGTTGCTCGTGATTTTTTTGATAGAGGGTTAACTGATATTGCTCAGTATCATTCTGCAGCCGGTCGATTTTACTGGTTTTCTGCTTCAAAACCTTGACTGTGATTTCTATTTTGCGTTTTCTTTTTTCTTCCTCAGAAGCCAAGATCTCGAATACATCGGCAAGGTTTAATCCTGCGTCCATCGCCATTGTTTTTGCTGTCGAGTATTTTGGTATTCGTTCGCCCTTGGTATATCGTTTTGCTGTCATTTGGTTTAGTCCCCATGCTTTCGAAACCGCGTACACGCTTCTGCCTCTCAGTGCTTTTGCTACGAATTCTGCGTAATTCATAAATTTCTCCTTGACACGTTTACCGAATTGTTAGTATAGTTATTTACCGATTGGTTCTCTTAACCTTTCGGTGTTAACTTAACCATATCACATTAATTTAATCGTTTAAAGTTTACCGTCATCGTGCGGAAACTAACCCTAAAGGAAAACGTCATGGCTGGCCCTACTCAACTGCTCGAAATTCTCAAAATTAATCTTAAGACTGGCAAGTCAAAAAAAGATGGTTCCGATTTTTCATTGCCGTTAGCGCAATGTGTGATTCGTGGTGCTGATGGTTCTGTTTCAGTAGGCGAGTTGATGTTGCCTAAGCATTTGAATGAAACTGCTGAGGGTGTTTACGATGCTGATTACGTTCTTGGTGTTGATATGAACGGCAAAATAGTTCCACGTATTACGGCTCTGCGCCCGTTCCCAAATCAGGTTAAACCGGTCGCCTCACCTGTCCTAAATAAGGCGTCCTAATCATGTCAATGTGTGCCGCGCTGTCTAATCTGCAAAACCCTGATGGGTCTTACTCATTGGTAGCGCTGCCCACTCAAACAGACTTAGCACAATGCCAGTTGGTTGTGCAAAGTGGTAGTGAGGCGGCTAATGGACAGCTCCTGCTACTCACACCGTCCGACGCTGCGGTCATATCAATTCAAATTTGTTCGATATGGGCGTTGGCGTGGGGTTTTAAGCAGTTGTCTAATTTAATGAAGGTTGATAATCATGTTGAAGAAAATTAAATCTCTTGCTGGTCGTATTGCCGTTGGTTCTACTGTTATGTTGGGTTGTGGTGGCGCTTTTGCTCAGACGTACGATACTTCTGGTGTTACTACTGCCTTGACTGGTGTTGGTACTGCGGTGGGTGTTGTTGGTGCTGCTGTTCTGGTTGTTGTTGTTGGCACTCGTGCCTACAAGTGGATTGCCCGCGCACTGTAAGTCGTCGGTAGGGGCTGGCTTATTGCCAGCCTCCTTTTTTTCATCTTTAGGGGTCGTTATGGGGTCTAATTATGGGTCTAATCGTTCTCGTAGCTGCGCTGGTAGCTTTCTATATCTTGTTCTCGGACTGACACCAGTTCTTTCTCTTTCTTCTCCCGTTGTTCCGTCTTGTTTTGTCACTGTGAATAATGTGAAGAGATACATCCCTTGTGCTTCCCAGTCCCAAACAGTTAAGCCGTATAAGTTTCCGAAGTTGGTGAGGAAGCATATTCAAAATCAGGCTGGCAAGAAGTGAAAAATCTACTGTTGCTGTTTGGTTTCCTACTCGTTCATTTTTCGGCTAATGCCCAGACCGCTGGCCAGCATTGTACGTGGGTTATGGAAGGGTATAACGCTTGGAAGGGTGATTCACCTGGAGCGGCCTGTGCCGCCGAAGCTGCTGCTGCGCCGAATGTTAGTTTGGACAGCGTCACTACTGCCGACGGTGCTACTTACGCTTGTCATTACCTGTTTATTGACGGCGCTGGGAAGAAGGTCGACGGTGGGACTGATTACGCTAATGCGTTTAATTGTTCTGCTTGTCCCACTGGCGACAAACAGGTTTTCTCATGGGTTATCGCTCAGGGTACGGGTAATCCTACTCAGGATGAGGATAGGGTTATTGCTTCTGGCGTCCCCCCGGCGCCCGCGAACTATTCTTCTGGAGGCTGTGAATACTCGTTGAGTCACGATCCCGCAAGTGTGAATTGTTTTGAGTTGCGGGCTAATAATGTCCTGTATTGTCAGGACTCATATACGTCGACTGGTAATGCCGGTAATACGTCCGAAAATAATCCGCCCACTGTTGACCCTACAACGTCAATTGGCGCTGGCTCTTCCGGTGGTTCCTCAGGCTCCGGTTCTTCTGGTGGTTCCTCCGGGTCTGGTTCTTCCGGCGGTTCTTCCGGTGGTTCTTCCGGTTCTGGCTCT